GGGGTTTGAGAATTAAATATTTGAAAAATAGATGCAATATTTTTATAATTTGGAACAAAGTTGCCAAAAACTCCTGGTGAGATCTTCTTGTTAACGCGATTAATTATATTTGTTTGTTCTGCGAAGAGAGCTTCATCATTCATTGCTGCCTTTTCCATACGAGTCTCAAATATTAGCTTTTCTGCAAGATCCCTTTTCATTTCTGCGGTTTCTGAAAGATTTTTATAAAGCGATAAATCCTTTGCGAGAAGAGTTGTTGGCGAAAAGAATTCCCTTAAAATAGAGATTATCTTTACTTTTGTTTCTTCATCCTTCTTGACAACACACTTGGTAACTTCTCTTACCAAACTTTCATAAATAAAGAGAGTATTCCTCTTTTTGTTATGCTTCATTTTCATCTGTTATTTTCTCCAGCTTGCCAATTTGTTCTAATTGTTCGATAAGTCTTTTTGATTCCATAGTTGATTCAAACAACTCTATTTCTGCGCTGTTTGAATAAGTAGTCTGCTGTTCTTGAATTACACCTCTTGCCAAGGAACTCATACCGCCATTTCCCCCCCATCCAGGAAAGGGGCTCTTCGGTAGAGGTACTCCTGCTTGGCTATAGCGTGTTGATCTCTTTCTAGCTGCTTGCCCTACTCTCTTGTCTCCTCCGCGACTTTTGGACGATACATACTTCTTGCCCTTAGCTTGTGACTCTAGGCTTGCTTCAGTATATTTCCTACCTCGATCATCTCGTTTGCCGGCGGCTGGGAGTTCTGGTAAGATTGGTTCTTCGGCTTCTCCTCCGGCATCTCCGCCTTCATCTCCGCCCAAGTCGTCTCCACCAAGGTCTAGTCCGCCTGTATCATCTCCGCCCAGGTCGTCTAATTCAAGTCCGCCTTCTTCGCCACCAAGACCTTCGCTCTCGGCGTCTAAATCGCCTCCGGTGGCAAAAGCTGCCGCCTCAAGTTCTCCGGCGGCCTCAGTAGTTGCTTCGAAGGCTGCATCATATTGTCTATCGGTAAAGATCTCTCTTTGATTGCGAAGGAAATCTTCATCTGACATTGAGAAGATCTTCTCTGATACCCAGCGTCTAGAAAAGAAGTTTTCTGTTGCTGATGCTGCGATATCGAATTTTGATTTCCAATGCTCTAGTTCTTGAAGTTCTGCGAGCTTGCTTGGATTATTAAGTGATAGTTTGAAATTGATTAAATCGTCGCCGCGAAACCCAAGAGTATAAAGGTGGATGATGCCAACCTTCTCTAACTCTGAGATAACTGATCTTTGTAATCTTTGGATTGTTCTTGCGAATCGAATATCCTTTTGTGCTAAGGTAGTTTTGTCTTCGCTGCCGTCCTCTCCTTGGGTGAGATATGATGCAGGAACCTTGATTGCTGCAAAAAGTTTATCCCTTAAATACTTTACATCATCAATCTGTCCTGTATACTGTCCGCCGGGAAGAGACTCAATACGAGAATTTTCTCCTCCACGGATTGGAATGAAATAATCTTCTTCGACAGACAGTGGATTATATCTTAAATCAACTCTGCCAGTTTCCGCGTTTACTACTTGGTTTCTTTTGAAAGAGGTTATTGTCTTCTGGATGAAGGTTTCAACATCTTGGGGCGCGATATTACCAACGTCGATGTAGAAGACGCGGCGTTCGGCTGAACGAGTAATACGATATGCCATCATGGCGTCCTCTAGAAGTACTAACTGCCTCCAGATACGTCGGGCTGGCTCTAGAACACTAGTACCGTATGGAGTATATTTATCGTTACCAAGGATACGGAAGTGAGATATCTGCCAGTTTTCAAATGTTATTCCTGCCGAATTCCACTGAAACTGAACATAATTTGGATTTGTTGGATCTTCACCCTCAAGTCTCTCAACTTCACGGATAGGGAGTGCAATAGTTGATTTGATGCCGATACTCTCATCTATATCCAAATATAACATGAAGTCACCAAACTTAATTAGGGAGCGACACCATCCGAATAGATTGTGGTCAACATTCATGATACTATGATATAAAGTAGATAGTGTCGATTTGATCTCTTCATTTGAGCATGCTATATTGAGCATTGGCTGAATAGAGGAATGGGTTGTCATCTCATCAGCATAAATATCTATTGCCGAAGCTATCTCTGGCATATATTCCATTTGTTCATAATCAACATAGCGCTCTGCTCTGTTTTGTTGAGCCATGAGTTTTGTGTTCATGACCTCAAATGGTGAATAGTTATTTCTCCTGAAGGGTTGTCCGGAAAGAGATTTAAACTTAGTAGAGTAGTTATCTAGAGTTGTTCTTTTAATTTTCCTATTTGCCTGGGTTCTCCAGTTAACAATCGGTCCAGAAAATAATTTAGTTAATCTACTAAATAAATCTGAACTTGGATTATTCGGGTTTTTGCTTTGATCTGCCATTTACTATCCTTTGTATAACCATGAGTATTTTTTATTAATATCTACTTCTCTAAACATTTTTTCGTCTAATGCTTCTTTCTTATTGTACCCTTCCATTCCTGGAAGTGTGGTGTTTAGCTTTGTGTTAACTTTCACCATTGAGTTTAAGCATGCTTTTTTAAATTCGATTTCCCTTTTATTTACTATTAGTGCAGTGTCTCGTACCCAACATGCAATTGCTAGGGACATTATCAGGTCATCGTGATATCCCCTCATTGCTTGGGGTCTGCCATTTTTCCAAATAAATGTCTTAGTTTCGTTGTATGTACGTACCGAGTATATCTTAATTAGTTTGTTTCTGATAAACTCTTCAAACTTTGCTACGATAAGGGGTCTCGTTTTCGAAGATGTCGTAAAGCCAGGAACAGCAGTATTATCTGTTTCTCCTCTTGTCGAGTCTACAAACTCGTGAGTGCCCTTAATTGAATAATATAAGTTAGGATACCTCATCTCTATTAATTTTTCAAGTACAGAAATCCCAATTCCGATATTCTCAACAACTAAAAGGGCATTTCCATATTCTTTACCTGCTTGCGATAGAATTTGAGAAAATAAATCAAGACTTGGTTTTCCCTGGTATTCTGCTACAGATTCCATTGTCTCTAATTTTATAGCCTGAAACACAGAACAGTCTGCGCCGTCGCCGCGAGCGACATCAGCGACCAAGAGATAAGTAAAATCCGGCTTATATTCTTCCCATATCCAATAGTTCCTGTCATGACCCGTTTTATATTTTGGCTCTACCACTGTTGTCTCTAGCCAATTCATATCATCAGCGTGAATAACAGTCTCGCCAGAAGCATTAAACGAACATAACAACTCTTGTGCGACATCCCTCTTTGACATATTCGCGGTTTCTCTCTCAAACCACGTATCATCCCTATCTGGATGTGCATCCCACGGTATGACAATAGGATAAAAGTTGTTTTGTTGTGCTTCTGAATCGATATATGTTTGGTGAAACCAGTTTCCTACACCATAAGGGGTTGATAATGCAATACAACGACCACCAGTTGAAATAGTGGGATAGATAGCTGCCCAGATTTCGCCCATGTTATCTATATGGGCTGCTTCATCAACGATAAGAAGAGATAGGGCCTCGGAACGCCCAGCATCAGTTGAGGATGAGGACGCCTTAATCTGTGATCCATTTGCCAATTCAAATGATGCCCGGTTATCTATCTTTATCTCGGATATTGTGATCCAATCTGGTAAAGATTTTAACATAGACTTTACTTTTTTTACTAAGTTTGTTGCTGTTGCAAACTTGGTTGCCATAACTAGGATACTCTTATCCTTGTGGAACAACATCATCCAAATGGCGTATCCTGCCACAATGGTTGAAATACCAAGCTGGCGGGCTTTCAAGATTACTGTGAATCGATGTTCGTTGAAATCTGATAACAACTCTTCCTGGTAATCATACGTTTTGAACGGTATGTTGCCATGGATAGGATGAGATATACGACAATAATTATTAATAAAATAAACAGGATCCTTGCCACACTTGACGATCTCTGTCATTTTTTGCTTTTTGGTTAATCTATAACCCATCAGAAACTCTATTTATTTTTTGCAAATCCGCCCTGGTCAAGAAACTTTTTAAATGAAGAGTCTAATTTGCTCTCGGATCTTTCGCCGACTGGCATGACATCTTCCATTCCACCAATCTTATATAAGCGTGTTGCATTTAGTGAGGTTCTCACTCTTGACATATTTTGGACGAAACAGTGGGTTTCCCCTTCGGATGTCAAGCTGACGGCACTGCCAGTGATAGACTTGAATTCTTTTTTGAGGAACTTTACGATCTCATCAATTCTTCTTTCACATTCTTCTTCGAACCCATTTGCATAAACTTCTTTGAGTTGAACTTCGGATTGATAATTAATCTGGAGGGTGTCTCCCATAATCTTGATTCCAAATCCGTCCATAACTCTACTGTCGACAATCGGACAACCTTCTTCTCTTGCTAATCCGAGTGATTTTACATCACCTTCTTGAACAAACCTTTCATCGTGGGCTCCATCATAAGCGTTTGCAGCTGCCTGATGTAAGCCTTGAATAATTTCTAATACTGTTGCCATCTTATTGCTTCCTTTTATTTTTTGAGCGTCTCTTCTTAGTCTTAAGGGGCGCGGTCTTTTTCTTGGGTGCCTTGGACTCCCGAATGCCAGTCATATCGTTATGATCTGCTTCCGCTTGGCGGATGTTGTTCATTGTGTTTAAAAAGACTTTCTTTTCTTCTTCTGACATGTCTTTTGTTGGATCCATTATAATGTCATACGCGGTCTTCATTGCGCCTAGTGCTTTTCTTAATAATCCGCTGGTGCCTTCTTCGCTAGGAGGAGCATCTCTTTCTGCGCGGTGAGTATTCATTGCGGTGCCGGCGGCGGAAGCGGGTCCACCGGTGGGTGGGGGATACGAACCAACGGTACCAAGATCAAATCCTGCGCCTTCGATCATTATATTATATTCTTCAAGTATGATTTCTTTCAATCTTGTCTTAGTTAATCTCATTGTTTGGTCTCCAGCCTGTATGCCACCTTTCTTCTCTGTCTTCAACAAATTGAATGTAGCAGTTAAAACAACAATCGAACTTACTCATATATACGTCGTCTCTTGAGTTAAAAGAGTATTCGGAACATACAGGACAAATCCTATTTGTGTCTTTACTAATTAGTTTCTTAGATAGCAAAAAACCATCTATTTCTACTTTATCCTTTTGCTCTTGTATTTTTTGTTGTTTTAAGTAT